GTCCATGATATGTATAAGATGCATGTATTGGGAGAATATCCATCTGGAGACCCAGATGCTTATCTTAGCATAGATGAGGTAGAAAAAGCTGTATATCGTGGAAGATTAGTCGATAAATACGGTAAAATTATAAAGATTAAACACATTAAAGAAGGGGCTGTAGAGGTAGCAATGGATGTTGCTCGTAAGGGTAATGATTTAACAACATGCGCTTCCCGTCAAGGATCGTGGGTATTCTCGGCTCAAGAGCTTGGTTTGGCCCCCATTAATGCAGATGATAAAGAAGAAATCTATTCAAAAGGTAAAACAACCATTCCAGAAGCCATAGAGATGGTATATGAGGTTGTTGATGCAACAAGAAAAATTACAGGATATGATGGAATAATTAGAGTAAAAGTAGACGATTCTGGCGTGGGTGGCGGAGTTACGGATTTCCTTGAATTAGATAAACTTCATAATATTGAAGTTATCCCGGTTAATTTTGGTGGAGCTGGTAATGAACATTACGGTGATGAAGCTTCAATTATGTGGGGTGGAATTAAAGAAATAATAAATACAATTCACCTACCTAATGATAGGTTTATGATGGAGGAATTATCTACTAGAAGATGGTCCCCAGATGCAAGAGGTAGAATTAAAATGGAATCAAAAAAAGTCTATAAGGCTGAGTTTGGTTCTTCACCAGATAAAGCTGATGTAATAGTAATGCTTTTTAGTGATAAGGACAATGAAAGAAGATTTGTAAAATTTAATCCTGCGGCTGATGAGAGTAGAATTTATTTAGCTAAAGATATTAAAGATACTGGTGAAAGATTTTGTGCTATGTATTGTTCACCTACACATGAGGTTTCAACAATATGGGCTAACTGGGATAGAGGGAAATTAAAGATATACGATGAGTTTATTGGTGATAGTTTAGATGCCGCAGAGTGTGTAAAAAATTCCGGTAAATTTAAAAAAGTTATTGGTAGCAGTGCTATGTTTGCAAAGGACACTGATGACCTGTCTCTACAGTATATGATGAGAGGTCTTTATATCACTGGTCAGTATGGATATGATGAGGCTGGAGCAATTGATCACCTGTCTAGATTATCTAAAAATAAGAACCTAATTTTAGCTTCAGAATGCAAAGATACTTTTTCTCAATTAAGATCTTGGACATCAAATAGAAGTAAGGGAGAAATGAAAGAGGATTATGGTTTATGCTATGCCGTAACATTAATAGTTTCAGAACTAGTTAGTACAAATAAAATAATAGTTAAAAAGAAACTACATAAGATCTATGGAAGTAGTAATGAAGTAGTAGATACACATGATGCGAATTCTAACTGGCAAGCTTTATAGGTATTGACAAAAGTACAATAATTTACTATATTAGGAGACATATCAATGGAAGAGAAATGGATTGAAATAAGATGTCCCGGAGATAGAACTCATAAAATACATAGCAAGGAATTTAGTTGTTGTGGTAATCATATGGGAGGGATACCAATTGGGGAAGCTAGTAAAACAGTAATGCATTGTAATTTTTGTGGTTTTTGGGAAGTTAAAACAACTAATGGCGAAATTATAGACATGACTAAAATAGATACTAGCAATGGAAAAAGAATAGATTTTACCACAGGCATAAGAAGGGTACATAATGGCTAATATATTTTCATCAACTACCAGACCACTACATCAAGAGAGAGAATATGACAAAGCTTTTGCCTATTCAAGAGAAGAGCGTGACGAAATGGAGCGTATGTGGGCTATGTATTCTGGTTTTGATCACGGACAGTGGCTTAGAACGGCTGTAGCACAGCTTAAAGCGGCCAGTAGACATATAGCACAGTATAATATAGTTCGTGGTAAAGTTGAAAATCTTGCCGGATCTATTGTTAAAAATGATTTTGATATTGACTTTGTACCAGTTGATAGAGAAGTTTCTCATATAACAAGAATGCTAAAAGGTATTTTCTATTCAGATAAAGAAATGATGGATTGGAATATAGAGCATTTACAAATAGTAATTGATGGGCTTATACATTTAGGTGTAGAAGAAATGTTTATTAGTGATAAGTATAACCCACTTGGTAATATTGGTTTTAGAAGATGTATGCCGGGAAGTGTGCTTGTAGATCCACATTGGAAAACACATAAGACAGAAGATCTGAAACAGCTTTGGAAAGTAGCATATCTTAAACCGGAAGAAATAAAAAGAATTTATAAAACTAAAAGTTCAAGAATAGATGAGATGACTAGACAGCAAGTCTTTAATGGAGAAACCTATGAAGATGATCCTGCTTCTAAATCTATTCAATATGCAAAACTTGAACAAGCATACGGAAGTTTGTATAGAGTAGTTGAAAGACATTATTTAAAAGAAACTTCAGAAACTGTAAATGTTTGGGTTGGCGAAAATGGAACAGTATTAATCCCAAATAAAGATAAAGAAGAGCGTGATGCTTTTATAGAGGATCTTAAAAGTAAAGGTGAAGGTAGAGTACTTTCACACGAAAGAACTAAAAGGGAATATTGGATTAGTACTTCTTGTGCCCAGTTAGATAATGTTGAATTACTAGAAGATAGAATGGCTGAAATACAAATTGGTAGATTACCTTTTTACCCTTGGAGTGCCGCTAGAATTAATGGTCGTAACTCTGGAATAGTTGCTCTTCTAGTTGATGCTCAACAGTCTCTTAACAAAAGGGAATCTCTGTCTGATCATATGATTGCAAATGCTACTCATGGTGCTAGATTTATGGATGAAGCAATTGTTAATGGAGATCCAATTCAAAAGAAAAATATTGAACAAAATATAGACAAGCCAAATGCATTATTTTGGACAGCTCCCGGTGCATTACAGTCCGGTAGAAATTATACTCAGATGTTAGAAAAAACTGCTTATCAAGGAGAAATTTACCAAGAGATAGACAGGATGAATGTTTATCTAGATAAGATCTCTGGGGTTGACGAGACTTCTGAAGGAAGAAGTACAGGATCTGAAGATAACGCTCTATTCTATGCAAGAAGACAGGCGGCATCTGAAATTGCTCGTACAGTTCTTATAGAAGGACTAGCACAGCACTGGAATGATAAAGGTGAGGGTTACATGCAACTTGCCGGACAAATATACCCCGGTTCTGTAAGAGAATTTAGAACTAACTATGGAGTTAATAAAGGTAAAAAAGAAACCTTAACACTTAACTCCGGTGGACCAGAATTAAGTGAGCTTAGAGATTTCCCAAGACATAAAGTTGTAATATCTCAATCACCAGCTGGAATTACAATGAGAACAACTGAGAGAGCTATTAACTCAGAAATTCAAAATAGATTACCAGCCGATCAATATGTATATCAAGCATTAGTATCAAAAAATATTTTCAAAACTTTAGACCAATCATTTGAGGATAATCAAGCTCTTGATGTAGCATCTGATATCCAAATGACTCTTGCTGTTACAAAGGCAAGTGCAGAGATAGCAAGTAATAAATTAATATCCGCTCAAGCTACTTTAGCTTTACAGCAATTAGAACAACAATCACAACAACCTCAACCAGCTGTGGGGCCAGAAGGAGAGCAACCACAGGAACAAGTTCAAGAGCAACAGGCTCCTGTAGAAACTATATAAACAGTATTAGACATGCTAATAAATCAATAATAACAAAATTGGAGAGATTATGTCTTACGAAAAAAAAGAAGAGGGCTATACAGCCGAAGAAATTAACGAGATAATTGAGAGTGGAGATTTAGAGTTTATAAATGACCTTTCAATTCCCGGTAAAATTAAACAGATACGAGAGAACCAAGAAGAGCTATCAAATGAGCCTGTTTTAGAAGATCCTAGTGCAATAGCACCAGAACCTGTACAAACACCTGCTCCTGCTCATGTGGCACCCGTAGAACAGCCAGTAGCACAAGGACCAGTTCCGGATAGTGATGGAAAGACTCTATTTGAAGAGTCAGTAAGTGCATTAGAGGAAAGTTTCCAGACTAAAGAAAAAGATTTAAATACTAAAGTAAAAACTCAAGAGGAACAGATTAATGAGTGGAAAGAAAAATACAGAATCCTTGAAGAGAAAAAAGCAGAACCTACTCCAGCTCCAGTTGCCCCAGTAGCTAAACCTTTAAGCCTTAATGAGACAGAAGAAGATTTAGAACTCGCAAGTAACTATGCTAAAAATAATCGAACTCAAATTAGTGAGATTACAGCAAAGTTAGATGGTGCAACATCAGTTGAAGAAATTAACGAGCTAAGACAAGTTGTTAATAATTTAAGAGAAGATGCAAATAAAAGAGCTAAAAAAGATGAAATAAGAGATGCACAAGAAGAACTAGATAAAAAAGAAAAAGATAAACAAGAATACTTAATAAACTTATTTGGACAGATTAATGCATTTTCTGCTGGAAAAGAACATCTCCAATTAAGTAAAGATATAAGTGAGCGGTATACAGAACATAATGAACTAAGGGAAAGACTTGGGAGTTATTTGCATACTGAAAAACCAGAACTCATAAATAAAGCATTATATGGAATGGCTTTTAATGAGTCCGAGTTTTACACCAATATGAAAGGCGATTTAGCTAAAATTGGTGTACAGGTTCCAGAGGACACTGGAAACTACCTTAAGTTGTCAGAGATCGTTGACCTAAAAAATGGTACAGAATACGATCCTGCTACAGGGAAAACAAAAGACATAATCGACAGCAGAGGTCGTGTCATCTGTCAACGCAATATTGAGGATGCTTATAAATTAAGCAACTATCCAGAAACTATTGCTACTGCCAGAAAAGAACAAACCGAATCAATTCAGCAAGCACTGTCTAATAAGGCAAATGCGGCTGTTACGCTTCCTATTGATGCCTCAAATGATGGAGGAGCTACTACTGTTATGACCGCAGAGTTAGCAAACCAAATCTTTGAAATGGATGATCACGAACTTGCGACCAATCCAGAATTTATGGCTCAATACAAGGAGGCATTGAAATTTATAGGTCAATAATTTAAAGGATAAAATATTATGGCTACACTAACACAAGTTGTCTCCCCCAATGTAATCGGTGGAACATATGGTTCTGGTGGTATGGATGTAGATCCATCTCTAGTACTTAAAGGAATTAACAAAAAACTTAATTTAGAGTCTGTACTCGATGATGTATTTGAAGATCTTGGCGAACGCATGGTTTCTCATGGTAAAAAAGTTGAAGTACCAAATGCTGTTTTTCTAAAACTTGAAGCTGTTGCTAATGGTACTAGAACAGTAACTGTACCTATGCTTATGGCTCTTACTGGAGCTCCACACATCGGACCCGGTACTCCAATTGGTGAAGAGAAAAGACAAAATCTCAAGTTTGCTACATTTAATTATGAAGAAGTAAGTTACGCTGTAACTGAAGAACGCTTCGGTAAACTTAAAAACGAAATGCAAGTTTATAATGTATTTGGTGAAATCCAACCCGGAATTTCCCTTTACATGAAAGAGCTTCATGGAGAAAGAATTAGAGAAGCAATTATAGAGACTTTTGACTCTATTCTTACTGGTGCGGCATCTGGTGCCGTAGAAACTCCTCACCTTAACAAAAACTGGTTTGTACCTAACAGAAGTACAGAACAGCAACCATCTTATGTAACTAAGTATGGACAAACTTATACTCCTTCAACCGGAGTATATAGTGCTGGTTCTGGTGATGGTATGGTAGAAGCAGTTGCAGATGCTCTTGAGCTTGCGGCTGATACTGCTGATGGAATTAACGCTACTGCTAGTCTTGACTATTTCAGAGCTCTTGATTTCTATGCGGCTAACAACCTTCGTATTGATCCTATCATGGTAAATGGTAAAAAAACTTACATAGTTCTTGTACCATCTACACAAGTATATCTCCTAGAAACTCCTGTAGAAGGACAACTTGGTGGTATCTTTACTGGTATGGTAAGAGCAACTGGTGATGAGATGAAATATACTGGAGTACTTGGCCGTATTAAATCTCTTCTTCTTGTTGAAGACCAAAGATATCCTACTCTTACCGTAACAGGTGCTGATGGATCTTGGATTATTTCTCCAGCTTATGTAAAACCCGGTAATAGTGACAGCCGTAATAAAGCTGTTCATAACTCTACTTCTAACAAAAGTTGGGATTGTGGTGCATTACTTGGAAAAGCGGCTTTAGTAGATTGGGTAGTAACTCCTCTACACTTTGAATATGAAAACCAAAACTACAATCACGACCGTGGTACTGGTGTGTTTGGAGAAGAAGGTATTTCTTGTGTTCAATATGATATTGAGACCCAAGCTGATGGAACAAAAGAAAACTATGGATCTGTAGTTCTTCCTTTTGCAACTCCAACAATATAAATCTATAACCAAAGGGGAGGCTTAACGGTCTTCCCTTAACTAATAAATCCTCACAACAGAAGGAAGTTTAAAATGAATGTAAGAGAATTAGAACAAAGTAAAGTACAAAAATCTCTACAGGGTATAGTAAATGATGCTGAATTATTTGACCAAGAATTTATAGAATTAAGATATCTAGTAGATGGTATTGATAATGAAAAAATTCTAGGTTTTGATGCAATTACAATTATAAAAACTAGAGCAAGAGGTCAAACTTTTGTAAGTCCAACAGATTATGCATACATTAAAGATGGATGTGTTTATTTTTATCCAGATAAACAGGCTAGACGATGGGGATATGTTTCAGATACTCCTAAGAATAGATTCCTTCTTGCGGCAATATATAAAAATAGAACCGTAAAAATAATGGATAAACAAATTAATAAGGAAGTTATGGATCTTTGTGCTAAACATGGATTCCCAACTGAAATGATAGTAGTAGACCATACTTTTGACAACTATCTGTCTAGGGGTAAAGAAAATAAAAAAGATATTGAACAAACAAATGAAATTGAAGAATTACAGGCTAAATTAGCTAAAGCGAAAGCGGCTATAAAACCGGAAGTTGATTTTGATATTTTAGAACATAATAGACGGGAAGCAGATCTTGCAAAAAGAGAAGCTGACATGGCGGCAAGAGAGAAAGCTTTAGAAGCTACTCCACCAATTGCTCCAAAACCTATCTCAGCTCCTATTGTAGAGCCCGTAGTACCAACAGTGGTGCAAGAGGTTGCCCCAAAGGTAGTAAAGGTCACTAAGAAGTCTAAGAAGTCTACTGGAAAGAAACCTAAAAAAGGTAAGTAAAAATAGAATGGAGTTATAAATGGAAACAAATGCATTAATTTCTTTTACACAAAGGAAACTTGCTGATTATACAAGAGATGATATTCGTGAGTTCTATGACGAAATTCAAAAGTCTGTATTTAAACATTCATGCGAATACATGCGTTTCCTAGATACGAGCACTGGAGTAGATCCGGTGCTCACTACTGTAGCTGGAACTCATTTATATACATTAAATACAGCTACCATAGGCCAGAATATTCAAGTAATAAAAAATGTTTATAGTGATACATATAATATGATCTATTATAATAAAGAAGATACAAATTACAATGGAATTAGAGCTACTGTAAAACAGGGAATAAGAGCCTCATCTCCTGCAACAGTATTATTTAGCTGTGATCCCGGAGATTCAGAATATTCTATTGACTGTTACAGATTCCCAACATCACTAACAGCAGAAACAATTCAACTCGAAATACCAGATCATTGGCACTTAAGTCATTTATTTTATGGTGTGAGTGGTCTAGTAGAAACTTTCCAGCATGGTGATACACCTACTTGGGATAAGTTTCAAAGAGAACTATTACCAGAAATTCAACATTCATTAGATACAGAGGCTCATAAGATATCTAACTTTCACGAAGGAAATGGTTTCTAATGGAAAATGAAGTATATCCAAGAACAAGAAAAGAGGATGAAAGATTAATAGTTAGAACTCAAGAGAGTTTTAGCGGTGGTATGGTTTCCGATGTGGAGCCCACAGATCTATCTCCTACACAGGTTGCATACCTTAACAATGCAAGAGGCCATACCAATGCTATAAAAGGCCGTAAAGGTACTACTCCTTTCATTGGTGGAGCTCTACCACACATAACAGATAACTTAACATTAGCACTAGCTGAAAGTGCTGGTGTCTGGACATTAACTTGTACAGATGTTGATGATCAAGTATTTGCACCTTGGATGGTTGGATGTAAGGTTGGGCAACTAAGTCCAGCCTTTACTTTTATAATCACTAAAGTAGTAGTAGCCCAAGAAGATGATTTAACAACTAATGTTGTAGAAGTTGCTAAAAAAGATAGCGTAGTAGCTACAACACTTACATCAGCTTATATCCGTGGATCTGTAAATGCTATATATTCAGACAGGGATGATGAAATTATATACTACCAAATAGGACAAAAAATCTACTACAGAGAAGTTAATTCTGAGGTATGGAATGAGTATATAGTTCTTGGCCCTGTTCCTAGTAATACAAGAGCAAACTTTTATAAAATTGACAATAGAATAGTACTATTTACTACCTCTGGAATTTATGTACTTGGAGATAGATCTGATGGTGCATATGCTTGGGTAGCAAATGGCCCAGCCCCTCAATATAAAATCAATGTATCTGGATCTTCTGATAGATATGTTGACCCATCAGCTTATAGGTATATTTATACTTATTCAAGGATAAAAGGAAACTCAATAGTTAATAGAAATAACTTAGGAACTTTTATAGAACTTGAAACCGCACCATATTTCCACTTCCTAAAAGATCAAGAACTACAAATAGAAAATCAACCAAATTATGTACCAGATTTTAATAACCAAGATAACACTCTAAATTATCTTCCATTACCAATTGAGAATTCTACATATGTTAGTCTTGGAATTGGAGCTGGATATGATAATGCTGAGGCTTGGGCTTCTCTGTCTGATGAAGGTGAAAAGCCTTTTCTTTATGTAACTTATAATGGTCACACATCTAAAATCTATTTTGATTTCTCATTAGTTGAGACTTTAAATGATGTTGCAAAGGTTATAAACAGTGCAATGTATAATGATGTTGATACTTCAGTAAATTTTAAACTTGGTGGTCAACAAGATGCTCCCAAGTTTTTGTTGTATAGTACCAATGGTGATAAAGCAGTTAATGTAACAGCTGTTGTTGATGCAAATGCTTTTGACTTAATTACAGAGGGAGCTGTTGTCGATAGTGATGTAGCTACTTCCTGTGGGCATATGGTAAGATATCTTAGATATCCAACAGATAGAAAAGATATAACACACTATAATATTTATAGGACTGATGATATTTTACCATTTGTTAATAGTAATGAAAATAATCGTTTAGATCCTAGAAGAGCTAACAACCCTAATATCTTTGGTTGGATAGAAGATATTCCAGCTTGCAAAATTGTCTATTGTAAAATAGTAAGTGGAGTAATGACAGAAACAAATGCGGCTGGAGAAGTAAAAGAGGGAGCTCTTAATATACAGGATGTTGGTAATACATTAATAAATGCTGTTGGTGAAGCAGAATTAGTTATTGATGATGCAGTTTATGTAGATGGAGTTGTAACATCTTTTAAAGTTTCTGGAGCTGGTGCAATAGATACAGCAGTATCATTGTTCTACTTCGGTGGAGATACACATTTTTCCGGTACTAAAGATGCTAATGGAGTAATAACTCCCGGTATATATTCTAAGACTTTTGATAGTGATGATGTTGGTAAAGTTATATTTTGGTATGATGGAGCTGTATCTACAATTAAGAGTGTTACAGCAGGTGTGGCAACAGTTTTTGATAAAGTTGTAATAACAGTAGAAGCACAGGCTGTTATGGACCCAAATTATAGAACATACTTCGATACAGTTAACAAAGCTAATCGACTTGGACAGCTTGCATTCTGGCCCCTTAAGACACGATTCTACAAGCCTTTGCCATATTCTGATATATCAGCATATAATAGAGGAAACATAGTGACTGCTGTTACTAACAGGGCCGAAATTTACTACAGTGACACAAATGAAACCCGGTTAATGGGATATTATGATGTAAACAACCAAAGTTCTAGTGCCATTGATGATGGAATTAAAGCTATTTGGGTTGTTAACAATTTATTTATTGTCTGTACACTTGACAAAACTTTTTCTGTCAATCAGAGACAGGCTAATGTGATTGCTGATACTAAGACAGGTTCTTACTATACTAGTTTACCAGATCCAGTATTAGTTCAAGATGGAATCGGTACTTCACATCAATATAAAGTATCCAATGGACCTAATGGGGAAAAGATAGTTATAACAAATGAACCAGCAATAAGATCTTTCGGACCAACCGGATATGGACCAAACTTAGCTGAAGGAAGTATTCAGCAAACTGAGATACAACTTATGAGTAATAATATGGTTGTAGATTATGATAAAATAGGTGGTTTATTTATATGGGGAAAAAGAGGATAATATGTCACAAAAAATAATTGATGTTTTAACAGATGGTGAAGCTGTGGCTTTAAGTTTTACTGGTGATAATATAACAGGTTCAAAAAGATTATATACAAAATTTACAGCAATTTTAACAGAGGGACAGATTATTAAAGACTCTCTTGATGGTGTAAATATAATGAAAGATGATATGAAAGGGGTATCATAATGGC